GTGTTAGGTGCTGACAGTGCGACAGACTTAGGTGCTGGAGTATATGATGGTTCTGGTGCTGCTGACTTAGGTCAGTCTGGCGAAACAGACCCACTAGACCTTATGGCTAGAATGGCAAGACTATTAGACGAACAGAACGTACCTGAAGAAGGTCGTTGGTTTGTTGCAAGTCCTGACTTCTACGAAGTTCTAGGACAATCATCTTCTAAATTGCTATCTGTAGACTTCAACGCAGGTCAAGGTTCAATTAGAAATGGTTTAGTATCAAGTGGAAAACTACGTGGATTTGACATGTACAAATCAAACAATATTGCTGCAACATCTAATGCTGCTGGTAAATGTTTGGCTGGACACATCTCATCTACAGCTACTGCTCAAACTATCATCTCAACTGAGGTCCTTAGAGACCCTAGTTCTTTCGGTGATATCGTTAGAGGATTGCATGTCTATGGTGCGAAAGTACTAAGAGACGAAGCAATTGTAGGTGCTTTCTACGGTATTGACTAATACCAAACTTGGGGGAGTCTTCGGACTCCTCCTCTTTTTATAGGAAATAAAATGGAAGAACAAAAAGATAATCAAAGACAACCAAGTGGAAACATTTCTAACTATAATTCTATTGAAGAAAAAGAAGAGAAGTGTAAAGAAATGGTAGGTTATAACGAAAGTTTAACTGTTGGTAGTTATATTGAAAAAACTAAAAAAATTGGAGAAAGGAAGTAATTATGTACGGACCTAAAAAGAAAAAAATGGGAACAGGTGGGAAAGCTGTTAAACGTCAAGAAATGATGTACGGTAAAATGCCTAAAAGAAAACAAGCTAATAAAGGTCGTATGATGTACAATGAAGGTGGTATGCCACTAGCTAAACCTAATTAATTATGGCTAAAGGTGTAAAACATTACAAACGAGATGGTACTGAACATAAGGGCAGTATGCATAAAATGCCTAACGGACATTTACATTCTAATAAAACTCATACAAAAACAAGTGAAAGACTTTTTCATTTTAAAGACTTAAGCAAAAAAGCAAAACTAAAAGCTAAAGGCAAAAAATAATGGCAACAACATATTTAGACTTAACTAACGAAGTACTAAGAGAACTCAATGAGATACCTCTTACTTCTGCAAACTTTGCAAGTGCTGTAGGACTTCAGCAGTTTACTAAAGATGCCATTAACAAGTCTATATTCGATATAGCAAATGAAGAACCCCAGTTACCATTTTTTGCAGTAGGTGAAAGTGGTTCAACTGACCCCTTCTATGGAAACGTGACTGTGGCTACAGTAGCTGGTACTAGATGGTACGAGTTAAAAGCTAGTAGCTCAAGCGTTCAAGACGATTACGCTTCGATAGACTGGGATGATTTTTATTTAACCACCATTAACGTGAGTGGTGAATCAGCTCCTTTTGTCTCAAGAGGATTACAGTTTTTAAACTTAGCTGATTGGAAAAGATATTACAGAGACAGTGAAAACATAGACGATGCAGGGTCACAGGCTTATGGTGAACCTTGTAGAGTTATTAAGTCACCAGATGGCAGGAAGTTTGGCTTAAGTCCAATTCCTGATAAAGTTTATAACGTACATTTCTATGCGTTTGAAAAGCCTACAAAGCTTTCAGCTCATGGAGATACCGTTGTATTCCCAGAACAATACACGAATGTCATAACTGCTAAAAGCAGATACTATGTATGGCAGTTTAAAGAATCTCCACAACAAGCAGCGTTTGCTATGGATGATTACAAAAAAGCATTGAGGAGCATGAAATCTAATTTGATTAATCCTACTCCTCGTACTATGACAGACGATAGAAAGTACTTTTAATTTATGGCAGCATCACAACCCTATACAGTTGCATGTGCCGGTGGTTTAGTCAAAGCTTCTAATCAGATTGACTTACTTAAAACACCCGGTGTAGCTACAGCTCTTAGAAACTTTGAAGTCTCTATTGAGGGTGGCTATAGACGTATTAATGGTTATAGTAGATTAGGAGATGGTAGTGCTGCATTAGTAAGTGGTAGTGCTGATACAATTCATGGGGTAATACCTTATGCCGATGGTGTTATAGCTTGTGCATCGACAGGAATATTTTTTAGTCAGG